AACGGCAACACCATCAAGGTATTCAAGACCTCTATGGACGGCCTTGGCAACTACAACCGCAACAACGGCTATACCAAGGGCGACGTTACCGGCACTTGGGAAACCCTGACCCTGTCTAAGGACCGTGGCCGCAGCTTCCAGGTTGACCGCATGGACAACGAAGAGACCCTGGATATGGCCTTTGGCACTCTGGCCGGCGAATTTATCCGCACCAAGGTTGCTCCTGAAATCGACGCGTACACCTTCGCTAAGATTGCGGGCACCGCAAATATCCTGTCTGCTAATGCCGACATCACTGTAGGTACCACCGACGTTCCCAACCTCATCAACACTGCTGAGATGCACATGAACGAAGCAGAAGTGCCCGCTGAAGGCCGCATCCTGTTCATTTCCGAGACCGCTTACGCAGGTCTGCGCGAAAAGATCGTTCGCTCTGTTTCCAATGAAGTCACCGGCATCAATCATGACGTTGAAATGTATGACGGCATGCGCGTAATCCGCGTACCCCAGTCTCGTTTCTACACCGCTATCACCATGCATGACGGCACCACCTCTGGCCAGACTGCCGGCGGCTATGTTGGCGCAACTGGCGGCTACAAGGTCAACTTCATGATTGTACACCCCTCCGCTCTGACCAAAGTAGTCAAGCATGCCCTGCCGCGTATCTTCACCCCCGACGAGAACCAGAGCGCAGACGCATGGAAGTTTGACTATCGCATCTATCACGATACCTTCGTTTACGGAAACAAGGTCAACGGCATCTACCTGCATCGTGGTGCAACTGCCCTGACCTAACAAGGAGGGTATCAATGGCTGAGATTATGACTGATAAGGGCCTTGTGGTTGGGCTTATAGCTAAGCCCAAGCCCGTAAAGCCCGAACCCGCCAAGGCTGACCCTAAGCCTGCTCCTGCGAAAGCAAAGTCTGCGGCCAAAAGCTCCAAGGAATAATCTGAGAAGGAGGTAGGCGCTCATGACACTGAATGAAAAAGTTGAGATGGTAGAGCTGTTGCTTGATGATTCTACTATTTCTTCAGACAAAATTGAGGCCTACCTCACCGCTGCGGAGAAGGAAATACTGGCATGGAGGTATTCCTATTCTTCGCAGACGGTTTCAGAGGTTCCGGCTGAATACGAAATGGCACAAATCCATGCAGTAATTGCGGGGCTTAGTATAAGCGGCGCCGAAAATCAAACCCAACACATCGAGAACGGAATCAGCCGCGTCTTTAAGTATGCTGACATGCTTCAGTATATTCGAAGCAACGTTATTCCGCTTGCGGGGGTGTTTTGATGAGGTGTCTGAACAGGAACAAGGTCCCGTTGTGGTACGCCCTGTATAAGGGCAAATCCGAAATCTTGGACAGCCAGGGGCGACGCACTGGACAGTATCGCATTGAGTTTGATAATCCCGTAAGGGTTATGGCAAACATATCTGCTGCAAAGGGCGAAACAGCAACACGACAGTTCGGCGAGGAGGCATCTTACGACCGAGTGATTGTTATTGACGATCCCCGGACGCCCATAGATGAATTGGCTGTTTTATGGATTGATAATCCGCCTGCAATCGACGAATATGGTGCGTTGGAAGCCGACGCAAACGGCAGCATAATCACGCCCCATGATTATGCTGTGAAGCAGGTTGCCAGAAGCCTAAATAGTGCTTCTATAGCAATAGGCAAGGTGAATGTCAGTGGCTAAGACGATAGTGGTAGACCTTGGGAATGTGCAGCAAGCCATTCGTGAACTAAGGGAATACAAGCGTGAATTCATGCGCAAAGTAGAAGCCCTTAAGACTAGGATTGCCGAAGAAATCGAAGCTGAAGCAGTCAAGAATTTTGCAGCGGCGGTGTGTAACGACATCGTTGGCGGCGGCATGAGGCCTGCTTCCGTGAGCATTTCCGTTGTTGCCAACGAAAACGTTACGCTGATAATCGCCAGCGGCGCAGACGCAGTGTTCTGCGAATTCGGTGCTGGTATAACCCATAACGGCCCCGTAGGCTCATCCCCACACCCCAAGGGATTGGAGTTAGGCATGACCATTGGCAGTTATGGAAAGGGCATGGGCAAGCGAAAGGTATGGGGATACTACTCCGAAGAAGGCCTAGTGCTTACACGAGGTACTCCGGCTACAATGCCAATGTACAATGCGATGCAAAGCGTATGTCAGCGCTTTGCTGAAATAGCGAAGGAGGTGTTTGCGTGATCGATATCGAGAACGAAATTTTCGCCGAGGTTGCTGATTACGTTGACTCGAATAAGCCGAACGTTTGGCTCACGAGTGAATATGTAAAAACGCCTCCCGCGTTTCCTGCTGCTTCCATAGTAGAAGTCGACAACACGACCTACAGGAGAACACAAACCGGCAGCAACAGTGAAAATCATGCGATGGTAATGTACGAAGTGAACGTCTACTCGAACAAAAAAGACGGCAAAAAGACCGAGTGCAGAGAGATCATGGCCGCGATCGACGCCAGATTCCTCCAGCTTGGTTTTACCCGAGTAATGATGGATACAGTGCAGAACCTTGATGATGCAACAATCTACAGAATGGTCAGCAGATACCGTGCGGTAATTTCTGCTGACCATATTATTTACCGTTCATAAGAAAGGATGATGACGAATGGCACGTTCTACTTACAAGACTTTTCTGATGCAGAAGGAATCCGGCACCTACGCCAAGCTGATCGACATTAAGGATTTCCCCGATATGGGTGGATCTCCGGAAATGCTGGAGACCACCACTCTTTCCGATGGCATGCAGACCAACATTCCCGGCATTCAGACTCTGGACGCTCTGGAATTCACTGCTAACTACACCAAGGAAGACTATGCCAAGGTTAAGGCCCTGGAAGGCCAGGAGTTGGACCTTGCTGTATGGTTCGGCGGCACCGAAGCAGAAGGCGTTGTAACTCCCACCGGCGATGAAGGCAAGTTTGAGTTCAAGGGTCGCCTCTCCGTATACGTTGCCGGCGGCGGCGTAAACGAAGTCGTCGACATGAAGATCACTATCGCAGCCTCTACCGTAATCAAGTTTGTAGAAGAATAAGGGGGAAGTAAATCATGAGCAAGCAGCTGAGGTTTTCTTACAAAGACAAGGAATATGTCCTTGAATATACTCGCAAAAGTGTAGAACAGATGGAGCGCCAGGGCTTTATCGCAAGTGACATCAACGAAAAGCCCATGAGCACCCTGCCGAAGCTGTTTGCGGGTGCATTTTACGCCAACCATCCCTACGTGTCTAAGGCTGTTGTGGAAGAACTGTTCAGCAAGATGACCAATCGCCATGAGCTGATTGCAAAGCTGGCAGAGATGTACAACGAGCCGATTCAGACTCTGATCGACGAGCCTGAGGAATCTGAGGGAAACTTGAGCTGGACGGCAAGCTGGTAAGTGCTTCCCCGTCCGAAACAGGGAGTAGCAACACAGTTGCTACTCCCTTTACTTACACACTGAAGTTTAAAGAACAGTTTCCGTATTATTTGGCCATAGGCATGACCTATGACCAGTATTGGAATGACGACCCGGAACTCGTTGTCTTTTATCGGAAAGCCGCGGAAATAAAAGCCGAGCGTACCAATCAGGAGTTGTGGCTTCAGGGCATGTATTACTACGATGCTCTTTGTTGCGCCTCACCGATTCTGCGTTCGTTCGGTAAAAAAGGTACCAAGCCCGTGCCATATCCATCGGCACCATATCCGCTAAATAGCAAACAACAGGAGAGAGCACAGGAGCGCAAGGAGAAGTACATATTCAATAAAGGCAAGGCTCGAATGGAGGCGTACATGAAAGCCATGAACGCCAAGTATAAGCCTGCCGCAACTGAAACTACACTTCATGAAGAAAGGAGTGAGGCCAATGTCGATACCGATTGATAGCTTGCAGCTTGAGGTTCGTGATAATAGTCAATCCGCGATTGACGGTTTGGAAAGACTTGAATCTACGCTAAACAAGCTGAAGACCGCAACACGAGGCGGTATCGGTCTTACTTCCGTAATCAACCAATTAACCAGGCTTAATTCAAGCTTGGATGGGTTGGACTCCAATAAAGCGAATAACCTCTCCAGGATGGTAAGCAGTTTGTCCGAGCTTCAACGATTGAACGGCCTCAAACTGTCTTCTACCATTGCCAGTTCCATAACTGCTATAGGCAACGCTACTAGCCAGCTTGACTCGGGCAGACTTGGGCTTCTAAACAGCGTGACCACGACACTTACCGCTTTGGGTGGATTGCGCGATGTTCGGATACCTGCCAGCATCGGCAACGGCATTCAATCAATTGCGGCAGCAGCAGCCGGAGTAGATAACTCCACGGTTACTAAGTTGTCCGGGATTACAGGTGTTCTTACGTCTCTTACTAACCTGGGCCGCTCCAACCTTGGAACTATTGCAAGGCAGTTAAACCGTTTGCCGGAGACAATTTCCAACTTCAACCAAGTTGATTTGTCTACGTTTGCGTCGCGTGTACAACAGCTTACCGCAGCCCTTGGCCCGCTTAACAATGCGATGAGCAATACTGCTGCACGGTTTTCGCAGTTTCCGCGTTATGTGCAGCGGTTGAACACCGGCATGCAGACCATACCCGCAGCCAGTCAGAGGGCGAACGCATCTTTTGCAAGGACTGCAATCGGTGTGGGCGCCGTATACGCCGCAGTTAGAAAAGCAGGCTCGATTGTTGCTGGTTGGATTGCGAAAACCAATGACTACGTTGAAAACATGAACCTGTTCAACGTTGCACTTGGAAAGTACGCGAATCAGGCGTATCAGTACGCACAGAAGGTCGGGGACGTGATGGGCATTGACCCGTCCGAGTGGATGCGCAACCAGGGCGTGTTTATGACCCTCGCTGACGGCTTTGGCATTGTGTCTGATAAGGCATTTAAGATGAGCCAGAACCTTACTCAGCTTGGATATGACATTGCATCGTTCTTCAACATTCCGATTGCTGAGTCTATGCAGAAGCTTCAGTCCGGTATTTCGGGCGAAATTGAGCCGCTACGTCGTCTTGGTTATGACCTGTCCCAGGCAAAACTTCAGGCGATTGCTGCAAGCATGGGCATACAGCAGAGCGTTGCAAGTATGACTCAGGCTGAAAAGGCACAGTTGCGTTACTATGCGATCATGACGCAGGTAACCACCGCTCAGGGAGACATGGCTAGAACGCTGAATTCGCCCGCAAACCAGTTGAGAATACTGGCGTCTGCCGGCACTCAGGCCGCTCAGGCGCTTGGTAGTATTTTCATCCCGATTTTGAACAGTGTGCTCCCGGTTGCAATTGCTGTTGCAAAGGCTGTTCGTGCCGTTGCGGTAGCAATCGCAAGCTTGTTTGGCTATAGCCTGCCCGCGGTTGATTTTTCCGTAACGACCGATGCGCTTGGCGGAATCAGCGACGGCATGGACAACATCGCCAATGGTGCAAACGGGGCCGGAGGCGCGGCCAAGAAACTCAAGAGCATTCTGATGGGCTTTGACGAAATCAACCAGCTTCCCGACCAGTCCGGTGGTGGCGGTGGGGGAGGAGGCGGCGGTGGTGGCGGCGGGTCCTTGTCTGGATTCGAGTTTGACACACCTGGCTATGACTTCCTTGCTGATATGGTTTCTTCTACCGTAGACAAAATCTACGGAAAGCTTGAACCGTTTATAACCTGGATTACGGATCACCTCGATAGCATTCTCGCAATGCTTGGCGCTGTTGGCGGCGCATTGCTTAGCTGGAAAATTGCTACAGGCTTGATTCCTAGCCTCAAGGGTAGCTGGGACCTGCTTAACTCCATAAAGGGCATTGCTGCCTCCTTGGTTTCCGTTGGCATCATGGTAACGCTTGTATACAAGTTTGATACCAAGTTTGCAGAAACAGGCGATCCTTGGCAGCTTATTGCTGATGGCTTGTCTACCTATCTTTCGGCTGCTATTGTTGGACGCATCACCAGAAATACATTTGGAATAGATGCCCGATACGGCGCAGCTACAACGGTTGCGATTAGCGCAGGCGTAACCATAAAGGCGATGTATGATGGTATAGCGAAGGCTGGACTTAGCTGGAATACGGCTTGGCTGGGAATCCTTGGCGTAGCTAAGGCTGGTATTGCGGGCGGTTTGTTTGCCGCGGCTGCCGGAGTATCTATAGCCGGCGGTGCCGCTTTGGCCGCAACAGTGGCTCTTGGCATAACTGTAGCCGCAGCGCTTGAGGGTATAGACAAGAAGCATATTGCGGATAACATCGATTATGGAACCCTTGAGCTTACAGCCGAAGAAGTTAAGAACACTGTTCAAAAAATGTTCCCCATTGACGTTCCTGCTACGGTTAAATTGGTAGAGGGTGCGATTAACGGCGAAAAAGAAGCACAAATGCAGCTTAATGTGGCAATTGCTCGTTTCAATTCTTCGCTTCTTCCGATAACTCTGGGATTGTCTGTAACCGAAACAGATGTGAACAAGCTTATAACTCAGGCCGAAGGTCTGATTAGCGCGTTCCAGACGGAAATGGCCGCACGACAGGAAGTTGTCGAGCTTGCCGTTACTCTTGTCCCGCATCAGGGCGAGAACGGTGAAGATATGTCTGGCCAGATTCTGAGCAGCTTTACCACCGCAAACGAAACCTTGACTGGTTATATGTCTTCTTTGGGCCAGCAGCTTGCAGACGCGTTGAACGACGGTCTTGCCAATGGCGCATTTGATCAGGCTCTTATTACAGAACTCAGTACAAAGCTTGCCGAAGTAAGTCGGGCAGTATCCGTCGGGGAAAAGCAGGGTGCGTTTGGGGCAGATGTTGGACAGCTTTTGTCTTCCTTGACCAAAGAATCATTTAGCTCTGTCGTAGAAGAATACGACAACATGGTGAAGGACCTGGATAAATCCTTGACCGAAATCGAAAAGGCCGCATTGGCCGCGCAGAAGGGTCAGCTTGCTGGCCTAGAGACCATGCAGCAACAGCTTAGAGAGGCCGGAGACTTTGAAGGGGCAGCGGAGCTTCAGTCTCAAATCGACACCATCAATGCACTCATTGAAAACTGGGACATTGCAGAAAACGTAAGTAAAGCTATTCAAGCTGCTACAGCGCCTATGCAGAAAGAATGGATGGACGCGGTTCAGAAGATATTTGGGCAAGGCCTGAATAGCGACCGTGCGTTTGATGCGTTTAGTCCGCTGCTTGTTGGAACTGCTGCTGGATGGAACCAGGAACTTCTCACTTCGCAGTTTGACCAAATGGTCAACGAAGCATTGGAACTTGCGGTTGGTAAGGACAACGTTCCGGTACTGCTTGATATTGCAAAGTCCATCGGGTTGACAGGCTTTGATATGTTCTCCTCCGATATGAAGCAGCAGATTTATGACGCGCTTGTATCGGCAGTTGGCGAATCTCGTGCTGAAGAGGTATTTAGTGCGCTCGGATTCACGATCACAAATGCCGTCGAGGAAATCAAAACCGACGCGAACGAGCTCGGAACTGTAGCCGGTCCTGTTGCTGCCACTGTTGGCGAGGTTACTACAGGATTGAACGAATTGGAAACCACAGCAACAAACGCCGGCGCGGCGACCGCCGCAGGTTTAGATAGTGCTACCGCGGCTGTAAATAGCCTTGACACTACTCTGCAGGCCACCGGAACTGACGCGAACACCCTTAAGGAAACGATTGTAGAGATTCCTTCGGATATCAAGTTCAATCTTGAACTTGTGAACATCGAAACGGTAACTACTCAGATGGCCACGCTGAAAGATACTTTCACATCCGTTGCATCCACGGCTTCTAGCGCGTTTACCAGCATCAATTGGTACAGCATCGGCAATCAGGCGGCTACAGCATTCAAGCGCGGCCTCAAGTCTGTAAAAATGCCCAAGTTCAGCGTAAGCTGGACCACAACGTCCAAGTCTGCTTCGATCCTTGGCAAGACGTTCAGTATTTCGATTCCCTATCCGTCCATCAGCCTTTATGCAAAGGGCGGTTTCCCGACCGCAGGCGAGTTGTTCATGGCAAATGAAGCTGGCCCCGAATTGGTCGGACGAATCGGAAACAGAACTGCGGTTGCCAACCAGGACCAGATTGGTGATGCAATCTTCCAGTACATGGATGCACATTCCGAACAGAACGATGGAAACAATGCACAGGCAATCGGAAATGCAGTAGCCGAAGCACTGATTGCCAGAGGTGTTGGTGCGGTCTATCTTGACGGTAGAAAGCTTGCTGATTCGATCAATCGTGAAACGCAGAGGTCTGGACGACCGGCGATTAACTTTTAAGGAGGTGCGGTAAGCAATGGCTATACTGTACACGGGCCCGTCGGAGGGTGCGCTTGCCGCACTCCCTGACCCCAAGATTTTAACTGTATTACTTCAGGACATTGATGCGTCTACCACCACACGAAGTGCAGACGGAACAATGCTCCGAGACCGAGTTGTAGGCGGCGCAACAGCTAAGCGCAAGCTCGAGGTTGAATGGCCGCCTGTAAATTCGGATAAGGCAAGCACGATATTGCAAGCCATAAAAGACGAATTCTTCTATTTAAAGTATCCTGATCCATACACTGGAACGGACCGTGTTGCGCAGTTTTATGCTGGTGACCGGTCCGTTCCTATGTATAACTACAATCTGCATGGAAATGGGATTCTTTGGGAGAAGATCAAAGTAAACTTCATCGAGAAGTGAGGTGGAACAATTGGCGCTTACGTTTAATAAGGCCACACGTGATTTGAGCATCAAGGCAACGATCACGTTGAATACTGGACAGCAGATTCATTTGGCGAATGACGAAATCATAAGCTACAATTTTTCTGCCTCTACTGGTTCCGAAGGCTTGCCTCTTGGAACCACTGAAGCTGCATCTTATACGTTTGTTTTTGACAACACAAAGCGCAAGCTTAAGCCGGCCCAGATGGACAACGCCGAGGTCCATGTGTTTGTTGGAATATTTGAAGGTTCCGCATACAAATATGAAGACTTTGGCGTTTGGTATGTGGACGAAGGTACCGATCCGGAGCAAAGCGTATCCATGACGCTCACTGGCATGGATGCTTTGGCAAGCCGATTTGGCGCTACGTTCACCGATGCAAAAAATGCGTACCCTTGTTCCATCGGCGATATTGTGGAAACAGTTTGTCTGTTGGCCGGCATTAGGCTTAAAAGCAAGACATTCTACAATTCAGACGTTGCAGTAAGCAAAATGCCTTCCTGGAAAGAAGGCGTTACCCTGAGAGACATCATTAGCTACTGTGCGATTTGTGCAGCTGGATTTGCACGCATAGACCGTAACGGGCAGCTTGAAATCATCTCCTATGCAGACGGCGCCGAGTACAGCATCGGCGCCAATTTGTATCAAACGCTTACCGAGACAAGCGGTGCTGCGTTTGCGTTTAATGCTATTCAGGCAAGGCTTTCCGATGATGCTGAAGACTACAGCAGGTTTACTATTGACCAATCAATCGAAGATGGCCCCACAACTACCATTCAGGTCGAATACAATCCGCTGCTGACAACAGAAATTGTAAATACAATCACGTCTAAGTTGTCTGGGCTGGTGCTCACATCCGCTGATTTAAGCTGGGGTGGTGACCCCCAGGTAAAGCTCGGAGACATATATGAAGTTACCAACCTGAAATCGGAAACAGTGCGCATCATGGTCACAAGCCAGTCGTTTACCTTTGACGGCGGCCTAAGCGTGAGCGAGAGTTGTGAATTGCCGGCTAAGAATTCCTCTAAAACTGCTGCATATAGCACCAGCACCAATATGTACAACGCGGACGGTACATTGAATGCCACCCGCATCGATGGTCTGGATAAAAGCGTAATCAAAGCCACTGTAGGTCATTTCGAACAGCTCACCGCCGAAACGGTCGAAGCAGACGCATTGACTACGGCGCTGCTAAACGCGATCAACCTGAAGGCAGGAAACATCGATGCCGGCTCCGTCAAGACGGACGTGCTGACTTCTATAGTCGCAAACGTAATAGAAGCCACGATTAAGAAGGTTCAGGCCGGGACAATCACGTCCGACGAATTGTATGCGACCTATGCCGAATTGTTTGGGCTTGTAGCGGATCGGATTAAGGCTGGACAGATTGAGACGGACTCTTTAGCCGCTGCGTTTGCTGAACTGACTACGATTGTAGCGGGAACGGCAACCTTTGATGCTGCCACCGTCCAGCACCTCGTAGCCCAGGCGATGAACCTTGAGTTTGGTACTGCTGGCCAGGTGTTCATCAAAAATCTGGCCGTGGAATACGCCCAGATGGTGGGCGCAGCCATCGGAGAACTGTGCATCAAAGCCAGCGATGGCAATTACTACCTGATGGACGTTAACCCGGACGGCACGGTTACCGCCACCAGAACCGATGTTTCTAGCGGCGAAATCGCAGCCGGACAGACCAGCGGCGGCAAGGTGATCCTGGACACCAACATCACCGCTGCCAACCTGAACGCAGGAAACCTGCTGGCCACCTACGCGCTGATCAACCAGATCGACGCAGCACGAATCAACGTAGACCAGCTTTTCGCCCGTGAAGCTTTCGTAACCCTTCTGCGCACCACAAAGATTGTCGGCGATACCACAATTACCATGATTGCCCAGGCAGCGCAGATGGCAAATCGTAACTTCCGCCAGGAAGAAATGCCTTCCCCTTCGGACGGAGTAAAGACAGGTGACACTTGGACAATCCCCAGCAGTGGCAAGATGTATCAGGCGGAAGTCGTTGAAAATGCAAACGTGCAGTTTTACCTTGACGCAGACGGCTCCCTGTATTACGAATCCACGCTGGAGGATGACTTCCTTGAGGTGATAGGCTATGACCTATATGCAGATGGGATTTATATCCAAATCAATCTGGATGGAAGTATTGGTGCGGCTTATCGATGGATGCTGGTGCGTGATGAAGAAACGGCCATCCATGAGGGTGTGTTGCCCCCGGAAGCGCCTTTGTTGGCTGGCAAAATCTGGCTGGATAGAAGTGTATCGCCGCCTGTATTCCGCCGTTGGAAGGGCGAGGATTACGATACCACTGACATGGACGGCTGGGAGATCGTAAACGATACTGCCGCCCTGGAAGAAGCCATTGACAAGAACGTCACCAAAGAAGAATTCCAGCATGTAATTCGAGTTGAGACCGACGGATTGCACGTTGGCGCTGAAGATTCGAACAGCGAACTCCACATAGACCACGACAGCCTTGACGTTAACATCGGCGGCAAGACGTTTACATCACTCGGCGCAAACTATGTTGAATTCGGCAACTACCAGATCCGCAGAACCGCAGACGGCGGCCTTGCGTTTAAGATGAGGTGATTCTATGGCAATTATGACTTCGTTTGAAAAAAACTTTGAGATAACCGCGTTGTCCTTTAGTCCCGCTGTGATTTTGCCAGACCAGGAAACGGCTTTCAGCATTACGGTAAAAAACACTTCTGGCAAAAAGATTACCAGCATGCGAGCTGACATGGGCATGTATTATGCGGCTGAGGACGGGACTGTGCATAAAAGTACGACGGTTACGTTGTATGGCGGAAGCGGGTTTGATTTCCAGAGCATTTCGTGGGCAGCTAATGCCTCCAAGACGTTTACCGGAACATTTAAGCTGTTACCATTGTCTGCCTATCCTATGGATAGCGACACCCGCATCGTTCCGCTATTCAAAGGCAGCGACGTGGGATATCCGGAAAGCTACGGCGGCGACGAAACGCTTGGCCTGATGCTGGACTTTACAACGAATGCTACTTTCACCGACGGATCGAACAGTGATTTGTTCTTCAATCTTCGCGGCGAAAACAGCGAATACCTGGTTGTGCTGGATGCGAAATACCAGCCCGCAATCACCTTGTTTGATGCAGAACGTTCCGCTGGCGTTGACCCGAACGACGAAGGCGAAAATCTTCTGGCTACCCTCGCATTGGCCACCAGCGCGGCGGCAAAACCTGAAAACCTCAGTTTGGAACTGAGGTATCGGGCGAGGGGAGACTCGACTGCGCCGATCAATGTGATCGACATAACGAGCGTGATGACTGACGCGTTGGAGGATACAATCGTCACGCTCATCAATGACCTGTTCGAGAAAAACACAGACTGGGACGTTACGCTATGGTTTGGTGACCAGTACGAAAATGCAACTGCGGCAATCGTGGTATCTCGTGCATTTGCCAACGTGCATCTTTCCGGTGCGTCTACAGGCGGTGTGTGCTTTGGTGCATTCTCTCAGGCAACGGAAGATAACCCGCTGTTCCAGTGCTATTATCCCACCCACTTCTACGCTCCGGTGAAATTCCATGCTGGCATAGAAGGCGGCAATGATTACGTGCTTGGAGAAGTCGCTACTGGAGGCCATTGGATAGACGGCAAACCGATATATCGATTTGTGTTCACTACAACTGTATCGAGCAATGGTACGCTTACGCTTGGCAAGCTTCCGAGTACGCCCGAAACCATTGTTAGCAAGTTCGGCGTAATGAAACAGCCGAACGGAGCGCATAACTTCTTGCCGAATGTATATTACGGTAGTTCATCGTGGACGATCGGTTATTACATCAACGAGAATGATGAGATAATTCTTCAGTCTGGTTCCGGTTATAGTGGCACACGTACAATTACAATTATACTCGAATACACCAAAACAACGGACGCGGAGGTGACCTAAATTGTCAAGACTCCTAACTAACTTGATTTTTGAACCCAAAGGCAAGCACGACCCGACCCAGGCCTACAACATCAAGGACACGGTGATGAGCGCCGATGGCAGCCAGGTGTATTTCGCCCTTCAGGATGTGCCCGTTGGTGTAGAGCTCACCGACACAGCATACTGGAAGCTTCAGATCGACTTGTCCACCACCAAGGCGGATATGGAATCGGCAACTTCAGCGGCTTATGCGGCGGCTGAAGTTGCCAATGCAGCGGCAACGTTCAGCCTTGCTGTAGATGCAAATGGCGATGCCCAGCTCAACGGCAAGGCATTTACGGTGGACGCAGACGGAAACGTCACATTTTAAGGAGGAATCGACATGGCAGGAGAAATTAGAAGCTTAAACGGATACACGTTCAGGGATGAGGTGGCACGGGCACAGAATGCTCAACTTTCCGATGAGATTGCCGATGCAAGCGCAATCAACGACGGGGCTATTTCACCTGTTAAAACAAA